TCGGGAGTTTTTCGGATGACAATCCGCCGGATTGTCATTTTGTCCGAAAAACTGGAGCGGGCGAAGAGATTCGAACTCTCGACCCCAACCTTGGCAAGGGAACGGAACTTAAGGAAAAACAACGGCTTAGCCGCGCAAAAGCTGGCAAAACTGGCACGCAAAAGTAAGGTTTTTGCATATGTTGCGTGCGAATTGCGTGTTAGCAGCCGAAAAGGAAAACGCCGCCCCGGATGGTCCCCGGAGCGGCGATTCCGTACTTCTACAGTCCAACCAGAGCTATGCCGAACCCCCGGATAGACCGGTATCTGAATACCACTCCGGCCCCTCAGCGGCAAGCCCGTTGGACCGGGAAATCACCCTGACTCGATTCAATGACGCGGGCGCTAGACGGGCTTTCCGCCACCTAGTCCCGCTCAGGGGCCTTGCCCCGAAAATCGTGGAGCGCCGGGCCGAACGCAAGGACCGGCTGCCGTGGCTCAAGCTGGCGACGTTCGGGGACGTGCCCAGTCGGAAAGGGTCATTGCGCCACAATGGCAACGTGACCGCCATAGACGGGATTGAGGGCGACCATGACGCGGGGACCGTGACGCCCGCTGAGGCCGCCCAGCGGCTCCAGCAGGCCGGAATCGCGGCCCTGATCTATACCAGCCCCTCGCATACGCCTGAGCGTCCCCGCTGGCGCGTTCTTGCGCCCCTATCCCGGTCCATGTCCCCGGAGCATCGGGAGCGCCTTTGCGCCCGGTTGCAGGGCGTCCTTGGCGGCGCGCTGGCACCGGAGTCCTTCGCCCTGTCTCAGAGCTACTATTACGGCGGCGTGGAGGGCGGCACGGTCCCGGAGACGCTGGAGATCGACGGGGCCGGGATCGACACGCTGGACCGGCTGGACGCTGGCGCGCTCGACAAGCGGGGCAAGCCCTATGCTGCCATTGACCCGGACCATTTCATGTTCGTCCCGCCCGCGCTGCTGGAGGCCCCGGAGAATGACGGCGACGATCTGGACATCTGGCCTACCCCGAATCTCGACAAGATCAGGGGCGCGCTGGCGGCGCTCCCGGCGGAGGTCCGGGACGACCGGGACCAGTGGCTTCGCGTGGGCATGGCCCTGCACCATGCGTTTCGCGGCGGAGAAGAAGGATTCGACCTCTGGAACGACTGGAGCAAGGATAGCCCGGAACACGGCAAGCAACGCGATCAGCGGGAGGACTGGGCGTCGTTCGGCGGCGAGGGTGGCAAGCCCGTCACCATTGCGACACTCTACGCCATGGCGAAGGAAAAAGGCTGGAACGCCAAGGTCGCCGCGCCACGGGAGCCTTCCCGGCTGGTCGAATATACGACTGAGGATTGCCTGAACGCCCCGCCGCGCGGCTATGTCATCAAACGGCTGATCGCTCCCGGCGATGTCGGGTGCATCTTTGGAGCGCCCGGCGGCGGCAAGTCCACCATTGCGCCGTATCTGGGCTACCATGTTGCACGGGGCGAGTCCGTATTCGGTTTGCGGACGAAGCCGGGCAAGGTCCTCTATGTCGCTCCCGAGGACACGCATGGCATGAGACGGCGTGTTGCCGCGCTGGTCGGGCAGATGGGGCATGAGCCGGATTTCCGCGTCATTGGCGGCGTGTCCGATCTGCTGGACGACGATAGCCCGGACCTTGCCGCGCTATTGGAGTTGATCGACTCGCGCCGCCCCTCCCTGATATTTCTCGACACGCTCGCCATGAGCTTCCGCGAACTGGAGGAGAACGACGCGGCGGCCATGAACAAGGTTGTCGCTATCGCCCGCTCATTGACCGTGCATGGCGCGGCTGTCGTGATGATCCACCATGGCACGAAGGCGGAGGGATCAACCCCGCGCGGGCATAGCGTCCTGAACGGCGCTCTTGATGTCGCGGTCCAGCTTCTCCCGCCCGACAGTGATGGTATCATCCGGGGCAGGCTCAGCAAGAATCGGAACGGTCCTTGTGACCTCGACATCGCGTTTCGCGTGGCGTCGGAGGAACTGGGCCGGGATGAGGATGGCGACGCGGAGACGGCTGCCGTTGCTGCCCCGCTTGCCCCCGGCTCTGTTCCACGGGGCAAGCCCATGCCACGCGCACAGCGGGAGGCGTTGACGATCCTGCAAGAACTGGAGGCGGGTGACGCGCCAGTAGCGGAGGAGGCATGGCGGGATGCTTGCATAGAGTCCCGGCGCGTGTCGCAGTCCGATGAGCGGGACAGCCGCAAGCGGACCTTCAATATTGCCCGAAACAAGCTGTTCGATGCCGGGCGCATCACGATCAGCGATGATGGCCGGGTTGCGGTGAAGCCCCTCCAGTCATGGGTGGACGATGAGGAGGACGACCAGTGAGCCGGGAAGGAACGGGAATCGCCGGGAATTTCCCGGTTGTTCCCGATGAGCATAGCGGCGGTGAGCCGGGAAGGAACGGGAATCGCCCCTTTAGGGGCGTTCCCGGATTCCCGCCCCCGATGCTGGCCGCCGTTCCGACATCCTCAGAGTCTGAATCAGCGGGTCCCTCTCACCGGGGGGCCGTTGGGGGGACGCTGAGCCGCAGCATTTCAATCGGGGCAGTAAAATGATTCAGACTTCCGATAGCCGCCATTCTGATTCTGAAATCTCAGCAGTGGAGCTTGCCGACTGGCTGGGCGTCTCCGAACGCGCAATTAGCGACTATGCCCGCAAGGGGATCATCGCCCGGAGTGCGCCCGGCAAATTCAAGCTCCGGGAATCCGTGAAGGCCGTTACCAGTCACCTCCGGGAACTGTCTGCCCAACGTGGTGCATCATCGGCGGGCCTGACCGCCCAGCGCGAACGCATTGCGCGTGGGCAGGCCGATAAGCTGGAGATGCAGAATGCGGCGACCCGGCGCGAATTGCTTTCCGCCAAATTGGTCGCCGATGAATGGGCCTCGATTCTCCGGCTGGTCCGTTCCCGGATGCTGGCAACGCCCAGCCGGATTCAGCAAAAGCTAGGGCACCTCTCCGCCCATGACCTCGACATCATAGACCGGGAAATTCGGGACGCGCTTGAGGAGGCCGCGAACAATGGACTTTGACCGTCCCATGTTATCGGTTCGCATGGAGGCCCTGTCTGCGCTCAGGCCGCCGCCGCGCTTGCCGCTGTCCCGATGGATTGAGTCCAATCTCCGGCTACCGGACGACGTTTCGGCGCTCCCCGGCGATGTCCGGCTGTGGGCGTTCCAGCGCGAAATTGCGGACGCGATGTCTGACCCGACGATTGAGCGCGTGACGCTGGTTAAGTCCGTCCGCGTTGGCCTGTCCACGCTGCTGACGGCGACCGTCGGAAGCTTCGCGGCGAATGAGCCGTCCCCGATCTTGCTCCTATTGCCAACAGAAGCCGATTGCCGCGACTTCATGGTTTCCGACATGGAACCGATTTTCGCCGCCACGCCCGCGCTTGCCGGACTGCTGAGCGACGATAGCGCGGAAGGCGGTCGCAACACGCTGCTGTCCCGGCGCTTCCCCGGCGGGTCGCTCAAGGTGGTGGCGGCAAAGTCGCCCCGGAACCTCCGCCGCCACAATGTCCGCGTCCTGCTGATCGACGAAGCGGACGCAATGGAACCGGGAGCGGAAGGCAGCCCGGTCCTGCTGGCGGAGCGCCGGACGCTCAGTTTCGCCAATCGCAAGATCATCATGGGGAGTACGCCGACGCTTGAGGCGACCAGCAATGTCTTGCGCGCCTATGCCCAGTCGGACCAGCGCGTGTTTGAGGTCCCGTGCCCGGAGTGCGGCGCGTTCACGGAAATCCAGTGGTCGCATATCGAATGGCAGCCGGACCAGCCGGAGACGGCGGCGTTCCGTTGCCCGGCTTGCGCGGAAATCATTTCCGAACGGCACAAGCCCGCCATGATCGACGCAGGCTGCTGGCGCGCCACGCGCCCGGAGGTGCAAGGCCATGCCGGTTTCAGGATCAATGCGCTGGTCTCTCCCCATGCCAACGCGGCGTGGGGCAAACTGGCAGCGGAGTTCCTTGCCGCGAAGGGCAGCCCGGACATGCTTTGCACGTTCGTTAATACCATTCTGGCGGAAGGCTGGAGGGAAGCAGCCGACGAACTGGAGGAAAGCGAATTGCAGGCCCGCGCGGAGCCGTGGGGCCTCGATAACATCCCGCCGGAGGTCCTTGTCGTCACGGCTGGCGTGGACGTGCAGGACGACCGGCTAGAGGTGACATTCATCGGCTGGAGCCGGGACGCTTCGCTGATCTTGGGGCACGTCGTCATTTGGGGCAGCCCTGGCGACGAAACGACATGGGCCGAACTGGACGAACTGCTGAAAACGGCATGGCCGCATCCGCGCGGTGGAACGCTCCGCCTGGACTCGGCCATCATTGACTCCGGCGATGGCGACTGGACCGCCCATGTCTATGCGTTCTGCCGTCCCCGGTTCGGTCGCAAGATCATGGCCGGGAAGGGCGTCGCGGGAACGCGCCCGCCGGTCACGGCGTCGCAAGCCAAGGGCGTCCGGCTATTCCTTGTCGGCGTGGATGGGCTGAAATCGCAGATTCTTACGCGCCTGTCGCGGGGCCGGACAATCCGATTCAGCGATAGCTTGGAGACGGCATGGTACGAGCAGCTTGCCAGCGAAAGGCGCGTTGTCCGGTATGTCAGAGGGCAACCTGTCCGCCGTTTTGAGCGCAAGCCGGGAATGAGGGCGGAAGCTCTCGATTGTGTCGTCTATGCCTTCGCCGCCCGTCACCTTGTCACGGCCAATCTGGACCGCCGGGAGGAGGAGCTATCGACGCCAGCCGCGCTCTCGCCTTCCCGGTCGCCGGTCATCCGGTCGAAATGGATGCAGCGATAGGCGACCGGACTTCAGCCTATTTCTTTTCGTCTAGTGCGTCTGTTATCCGAAGGCACCACGCGAATACGATCCAGCCGCCGAAAAATAGGGCCGCGAAAAAACCAACGTCCTCGATCTTTGGGAGGCTCGATCCAGAGCCGATGAAAATCAGTAGCGCGAACATTGGAATGCTAGCAGCCAATCCCCCCGCAAGTTGCACGAGGTGGACAGCAGCGGTGCCGATGTTGCCCACAATTTTCTGGGCGCGCTGCTTTTCGTCCTCCTTATGATCCGGGTTTTCGGCCTCCCGACGTTTTTGACGCCGATGAAAATAGTCGAAAGCGCCAACCGAGATTGCCGTCGTTATGATTGCGGCCAAACCGATCCGAAGCCATTCCACTGAGTTGCCCCGTCAGACCGGCTTATTGATGCCAAACAGGCTCCAAGGGTCGCCTTCGCCGACCAGCAGCGACACGCCATTGCCCGAGGGCGCGTCCGCATCCTCCCAGCCGCCGGGGGATCGCGCCTCAATTGCTTCAATGCCCGGTCCGGTGATGTAAATGTCATCCGTTGGTTCGCCTGCCTGTCCCTTAACGAACATTGCCAAGTTCGCCGGGGCACCAGTTACCATTTGAAGATTCGCGAAGTCATTCTGGAGCGCGGACCACTCCGCGAGCGTCAATGATTTCTTACGCCAGATATTCGCCATGCCACTTTCCCCCGTTGCCAAATGCAGAATGCATTGGAGGGCGGCATACCAACTTTCAGCAAGAACAGAAACAAGAAGGCCGGACAGGGCGTAACCAACTCCCTGCCCGGCCTTCCCGGAAATCACTTCGTCGTTAGGAGACGCCCGAAGCTACCAGACAAAAGGACGGTCCCCACGACTAACCTCCTGTCCGGAACATCTCTGATAGCCGATTCGCAGTGCGACGGCAAGATACTATTTCAGAGATGATGTTTTCCTTTTCACATCCGAAGTTTTGACCTATGGTGGCCACCGACTCAGCAATCGGAGGCCCGCATGGTCGAGAAAACACTTTTGGAACGGCTGGACGATATGACGTTCAGCGGCGGTCAGGTTCAAGCTGCCATCGGCGCAAGCCCGGCGACCCTGACCCGCTATTACACCGCCTACGGGCTGGCGACGTTCACGCCGAATAGCAGTCAGGGCAAGCGTCGTGACTTCGTTCTTGCCGATGTCGCTCAGCTTGCGCTTGCGGTCGAACTGGCGCGCACGACCGACCGCCCGAAAATGGTGGCGTCGATCCTGAATCAGGTTGCCGGTTTTCAGGGCGCTCGCCGTACCCGTCCGGGCGATCCGAATGACGACAACGCGGCGACCATCGTTTTCAACAATGACGATAACGCCCGCCTCCGCGCCGACGCGGTTAAGTCGATCAAGGCGTTACCGCCTCTCTATTGGGAGGAGGACCGCCCGATTTTCATTCACGTCTGGCCCGGCTTTGACGGGTTCGATGTTATCGACGAAGCGGCCCCGGCTCTCCGCGACGGCCTGTCTATCAATGCGACCCGCTATCTGAGCAACATTCGTGTTGCGCTTGCGGGCACGGTGTCGGGCAACTGACATGCGCTTGCCGTCGCCTCTCTCCCGGCTATTCGGTCGCCGTCAGACCCGGCCCGCTGGACGCGATGTCCTCCAGCGTAGGTTTGACGCGACCAGCGGGCAGCGGGGCAACGCGACGTTCGGGAGCTATGGCCCGGAGACGCTGGCGGGCAGCGCCGTCATTGCGCGCAAGGCCAGCTATGCCGTGGAGAATAACCCATGGCTGAATAACGGAAGCGCGACATGGGTAACGGCGCTGGTCGGCGCGGGCATGACCCCGACGCCGCAACATCCTGACAGCGAAAGCCGCCCTGTGGTGCAAGCCGCGTTCAACCGCTGGGCCGCTGTCTGTGATCTGGACGAACGGACGGACTTCCCCGGCCTGACCGCCGGAGCCGTCCGGGACATGGTGGTGAGCGGCGAAGCCTTTATCCAGCTCGCGACGACGGACGAAGGCTTGCGCCTCCGCCGCATTGCGCCGGAGCAAGTGGACATCGCCCAGACCGGCGAACTGAGTTCCGGCGGTCGCATCATCGCGGGCGTGGAGTTTGACGCGGAAGGCCGCCGGGTCGCTTACTGGGTCCGCCCGGTCGATCCTACAGCGATCTTTGAAGGCTATGCGCAGCCCGTCCGCGTTTCCGCCGCCGACATGGTGCATCTGTTCAAGCCGCTAGGGCCGGGGCAGGTTCGCGGCATTTCGTGGCTTGCGCCTGTCCTGATCCGAGCGGGCGAACTGGACCAGTTGGACGACGCTTTGCTTGTCGCCGCGAAAGTCGCCGCCATGTTCGCGGGATTCCTGATCGACCAGAACGGCTCCGCCAGCGGCTTCCCGTTTGAAGGGATTGGCACAGATTCCGTCATGGAGTCCGGGCTGGAGCCGGGGACCCTCAAGGTCCTCCCTGCCGGTTTCGACATCAAGTTTAGCGGCCCTCAGAACGCCCAGCAGACAGTGGACTTCGCCAAGCTCCAGCTTCGCGGCATTGCCGCCGGGCTGGGCGTCCCGGAATATCTGCTGACAGGCGACCTCACTGGCGCGAACTATTCGTCCCTCCGGGCCGGGCTGCTGGAGTTCCGCCGCCGCGTGGAGGCAATCCAGTTTCAGGTTATCGTCCCGCAACTGTTGCGCCCGATCTTTCAGCGGTTCGTGACGACCGCCGTTCTGGCGGGTGAAATCGACGCGCCAGACTTCGAGTCCAACGCGGACGACTGGTTCGCCTGCGAATGGATCATGCCCGCGCAAGAGTGGATCGACCCGGCCAAGGACGCGGAGGCGACTGCGACCATGATTGCCGCCGGGCTGACCTCCCGCCGCCGGGCCGTTGCGGCACAAGGCTATAGCGTGGAGGAACTGGACGCGGAAATCATTTCCGACCGGGAGCGCGAACGCGAACTGGGCCTGTCCTTCGGAGAAGCGAAGGAGGCCGCCGATGCGCCTGCATGACCCCTGCTATCACGTCTCAATTGAGCATCTGCCCACCGAACAAAAGCTGTTCGTCGGCGTCCACCACGGCCTGCTGGTGCCTGTCCTGCAAGGCATCATTCTCGACCATGCGCGGATCACTGACGCGGGCGGTCGGCTGGACTGGGAACATCTGAAATATGCGTATCGCGGCCACGGTTATTCCCTGCCGGAATCAGCATTCAGAGGAGACGGCAATGTCTATCCGCTCGCTCGATAAGATCGAAATCCGCAGGGCGCGGGCGACCTTTGAGCCGTCCACGCTGGACCGCGACAACCGCACCGTGGAGGCGGTTGTGGCGACGGATTCCCCGGTTCCCATGCCGGGCCGGATCGAGCGTCTGACGCTGACTGCTGAGGCTGTCCGGGTAGCGTCTCGACTCCCTCTCATGGATACGCACAATCAGGGCAGCGTCAGCAATATCCTCGGGTATGCTGACAACTTCCGATTTGAAGGGGGACGGCTGTTTGCAACCCTTCATATCCGGGACGACCGTGCCTTTGATCTGGTTGCCGACGGCATACTGACCGGGATCAGTATCGGCTACCGTGTCCGCAAATTCACAGATTCACCTCGCGATGTACGTTCGGGCCAACTGGTCCGAAACGTGACCAGTCTCGAAATCGTGGAGGTATCCCTAGTTGCGGTCCCCGCCGACAAACAAGCCACCATCAGGAGTCAAACGATGGAAGATGAAATTGAAACGGGGCAGCAGGAAATCATTTCCGACCCGCCCGAAGACGAAACGCGGGCTGAAACCAATGCCCAGATTCGCAGCGCCGTCACCTATGCGCGCCTGCCAGCCGCCTTCGCGAACGATCTGATCGACCGTGAGGCGACCGTAGAGGAGGCCCGTTCCGCCGTGTTCGCTGAAATGCAACGTCGCAGCGTCCCGGTCTCGAATATCCGCGTCGGGCCGTCGGGCGATGATCCTGCCGTGGTGCAGGACCGCATGGCGGAAGCTCTCGCCTGCCGGGCGATGGGGACCGAACCCAGCGATGGGGCGCGGGCCTATATGTCGCTTGGCATGTCCGACATGGCGCGCCAGTCGCTCCAGCGTTCCGGGCAGGCGGGCATTGCCACGCTTGGCCGGGAGGAGGTGCTTACCCGCGCGCTCCACACGACCAGCGATTTCCCGAACTTGCTGACGGCGACCGGAAACCGGATTCTCATGCCCGCATACCGGGCAGCGGAATCGCAACTCAAGCAACTGGCGCGCCAGCGGACGGCGGACGATTTCCGCCCCATGTCGCTCCTCAAGCTGGGCGAGTTTGGCAAGCTGCAAAAGGTGACGGAGGCCGGGGAGATCAAGGCCCTGACGACCGGCGAAGCCAAGGAAGGCTATTCGCTGGAGACGTTTGGCGGCATGTTCAACCTGTCCCGCAAGGCGATCATTAATGACGACCTTGGCGCGTTCGCGCGCTGGGCGGAAATGATGGGCCGGGCCGCCGCCGAAACGGAAGCGGACCAGCTTGTCTCACTGCTGACCGGCAACCCCGTGATGGAGGACGGCAACGCTCTGTTCTCCGCCGCGCATGGCAACCTGTCGGTAACTGGCGCGGCTCCCGACGTGGACTCGCTGTCGGCTGCCCGGCTGGCGCTTCGCCGTCAGACCGGCTTGGACGGCGTGTCTCCGATCAGCGCGACGCCCAAGTTCATCCTTGCCGCGCCGGAACTGGAAACGACCTTTGAAAAACTGCTGGCAGAACTGGCAGCCGCCAAGGTGGACGACCAGAATCCGTTCTCCGGCAAAATGACGCTGCTGATCGAACCGCGCCTGTCCGGGGATGACTGGTACGTGTTCGCCGACCCGGCGATGCTGCCCGTCCTCGAATATGCCTATCTGTCGTCCGCACAGGGACCGCAGATTGCCAGCCGCGACGGCTGGGAGGTCCTTGGCCGGGAGTTCCGTGTTGTCCTCGACTTCGGTTGCGGGGCCGTGGACTGGCGCGGGGCCTATCACGATCTGGGTGAGGACGACCTGTAATGGCGACCTTGGCCGACCTCCAGCAACGGCGCGACTCCCTGTTCAAGGCCCTGACCGACGGAATCCGTTCGTTCCGGGACCAGAACGGGGAGGAGGTCGCCTTTTCCTCAGGTTCGGAAATGCGGGCCGCCTTGGCGGCTCTGGACCGGGAAATCGCGAACCTGAGCGGCGGTCGGCCACCCTCCACAATCATCTTTCGCACCTCGAAAGGACTTTGAGATGAAGAACTATATCCAGCCGGGCAACACGCTCACTCTGACCGCTCCGGCGGAAATCACTTCCGGCGAAGTGGTCGCCGTCGGGTCGATCATCGGCGTTGCCAATGGCGACGCGGCGAACGGCGCGCCTGTCGATGTCGATACGGTCGGCGTTTTCCGCCTGCCCAAGGTGTCGGCGCTCGCCATCGCGGCGGGTGATGTCGTCTACTACGATTCCGCCACCGGACTCGTGAATAAGACTGCCAGCGGCAATACGAAGCTGGGCGTGGCGACGGAAGCCGCCGCTAACCCTAGCCCGGATGTCGCTGTCCGCCTCAACGGTACGTTCTGAGGTCAATCCGATGTCAGCCGACATCCTCAAGCTCCCGGAGCTACTGCCCGAAAGGCAGGCAGCCGCGCGGCTGGGGATGTCGGCTGACACGTTGCGGCGCATCCGCAGCCGTGGCGAAATTGCCTATGTCAAAATTGGAGGCCGTCCCCGGTACACCGAACAACATATTCTCGATTATTTGCAAAGGAATGAGGTCCCCGCATGTCCAAAAATTCAGACGAACGGCCATTTGAGCTTGGCGAGTATTGGCTCAGCCGACGGCCTAACAGCCCGCAGTGGTGCCGAACATGGTTCGACGCCGAAACGCGACAGACTCGCAGAGCATCACTCGGCACTGGCGATCTTGAAACCGCAAAAGCGGCCCTAGCGGAGTGGTACACGCTCCACGGTCGCCGTGACCGGGAGGAACCGCGCTCTGTTGTGCTGGCGACCGTTTGCGCCCGCTATCAGGACAAGCACGGGCAGCACGTCCGTTCCGCCGGAATCCAGCGCCGCAACCTCACAATCATCCTTGAAGCTCTGTCGCCGGGAATGACCGTTGGCGAGTTCACGCTTGAGCGCCAGATGGAGGTTGTTCGGAAGCTCCGGGGACAGGGCTATGCGGACGGCACCATCAAGCGCGCGATGGGGGCCGTGAAGGCCGCCGTCAATTTCGCGTGGAAGAATGGCGAGCTAGACCGCCCGGTCCCGTTCGGCACGCTGCCCGAAGGCCAGCCGCGCGAGCGCGTGTTGTCGATAGAGGAAATTGCGGCCCTATGGGATGCAACGGAACCGCCGCACCTCCAGATGTTCGTCATGCTGCTACTGGGCACCGCCGCGCGCCCGGAAGCCATTTTGCAGCTTACCCGATTCCAGTGCGACACGGCGCGCGGGATCATTGACCTGAATCCGCCGGGTCGGTCGCAGACGAAGAAGCGCCGCCCCGTGGTGCCCATGCCCGATTTCCTTGTCCCGTGGATTGAGACGGCCAACAGCCATCTGGTCCAGTGGAAGGGGAAGCCGATTCAAAAGATCAACAAGACGTGGCGCACCATTCGGGACGACGCGGGCTTCAGCGATGACGTGGTGCCCTATTCGATCCGCCACACCGTCGCGACGGAGCTTCGCTCGCGTGGCGTGCCCGAACTCGAAATTGCAGGGATGCTTGGGCACTCCATGCCGAACTTTCGGACGACCGGGCGCTATGCGAAGTACGCCCCGGACTATCTGGGCAAGGCCCGTGAGGCGCTGGACGACCTCATGGATGAAGTCGGTCGGCTCGCCTCGCGTCCGATCACCCCTGTAACCGTGCGTGCTAGTAGCGTGCGAGCGGATGCGGTTCCCCTTGCGGGGAATGTCGCTAAGTCCGTTGTATTTCTTAGGAAAACTGGAGCGGGCGAGGCGATTCGAACGCCCGACCCCAACCTTGGCAAGGTTGTGCTCTACCCCTGAGCTACGCCCGCTCGGCGGCTGTGACATGGGTATCGTCATCAGCAGATTGAGGCGCGCGGTTAGCATGGGTTTTTATACCCCGCAAG